TAGCAGCAGCAGCTTTACCAGCCGTGGTTTTAGCAAGGGCTTTCTCGCCAGCCTTCTGCACCTGAGCGCCTACGGCTCTATCTGCGGCCTGCAAACCAGGTTTGACGACATGCTCTACTGTTTTACCAGCAATCGGCAGTGCTGCCCCTATGGACGCTCCCAGGAGCATGTTTTTCGCATAGTCGGAAAGCCCAGCTTTATTTTCTGGGTCGTTACGAAGTGTTTGAGTGACGCCGTATGCGCCACCTACGAGAGCGTCTTTACCTGCGTGAGCAGCGAGGTCTTTGCCCGTAGTACCAAGGATTTCTTTTGAGGCAGTTTTAACGGCAGTTTTGGCACCCTCTTTGACGCCAGCTTTTACCCCTTGGATAACGCCTTCTTTGACGATCTGTTTACCTGCGGTGCCGACACCAAGAGTAGCGATGTTCAAAAAGGTTTCAGCGTCTTGAGCGGCCAGCTTTTTAGCGTCGAGGCTCTGAAGGTCTTGCAGCGTTTTCTTCGTGCCATCTGTTACGGCACCGTCACGATACTGCTGGTACGGGTCGATCGGGCCAGTTTTGTTGTTCGGGTTAGCGAGCACCTGGCCGCCTTTACCGACAGTAAATGCGAGCGGTTGGCCGTTCGGACCGATAGTGCCATCTTTGTGAGCCTGGATAACTTGCGCTTGAGCGTCGAGTGCCGATTTCGGAGTGTCCTCGGGGGCAACTGGTTTGCCTTGCAAGAGAGCGGCTTTGTACTTGAATTCTTTGAGCTTTTCCTGCACATCTGGGCTGTCCCATTTGGCTTTTAGCTCGGGAGTAGCGTCAGCACTGGCAGCGTTGCCGAGAATACTATTCGTGTAAGCAGACCACTCCTTGTTATTTTTCTGCATGAGGTCGGCGTTGTGGTTGACGGCTGAGTTGGCAGAAATGCTGTCGATCATCGTCTTCGTGCCCTGGTAGGCACCAACAGTGGTGTCTTTCACGTCTACGGCGGCATTTTTAATAAACGAGCCAATGCCCCCGAGGATTTTTCCAGCAGGGTTTTGGTTCTTTTCAGCGAGGTCCTTGGCCGTTTGTGCTTTGTCGGCTTGGGTCTTTTTCAGCGTCGCAGCGATGTCGCTGTTCTGCTGGTCCTCTTGCTGTTTTTTCTTGCGGTAGGCGTCGGCACCACGAGTAGAGACTAGGAACGGGTTCTTGCTAGAGCTGCCCGAACCGTCGGCACTGTCACCCGTGTCCGAGCTTGCCATGAAGGGATTATATGCCATAGTTTACCCTTACTTCGTGACTGAATAACCGTTATTTTTAGGGTTCCTGTAACCAGCGAACGTAGCGTCAAAGGTCTTGGCGTCACCATAGCCGCCAGCTGTCCACTGAGTTTTAAGTGATGAATAGGTACCTGGTGAAACGTAACCATCGTTGCCAGTTTTGCTCGATAGAGCAGCGGCCATGTTTTGTGCAGATGACGGAGTATTGGAAGCCGAGGCAGAAGCGGAGCGGTCGGCAGAGTAGCGGCTGGCAGCGGCGGAAGTAGCAGCTGCGGCTTGCTGGGCGGCACGATCGGCCTGGTTTTGCTGGGCAGTAAATACACGCTGCTTGTCGCTCTCGGAAGCGTCGAACTGCTGTTGGGCAGTCATCTTGTTCCAGTCGGCGAGGGTTGCAACGTCCTGGTTTTGGGTATCAAAGGCTTTATTGAAGACATCAGTATTAAGCTTATTCTTGTCCTGGAACAACCCAGCACGAGTTTGAGCGATGGTCTGTTGAAGACCTGCCAGCGCAGGGAGATAGGTGTCAGCGGTGTATTTTGCTTCCTGGTCAGGTGCGAAGCCAGAGAAGAACATGCCTTTGTCGTTGGCTGCTTGAGTGATGTCACCGAAGGCGGTGGTTTTCTTGGCGTCAAGCCCAGCGATCTGTGCGTCGCCGTATTTTTGGTTATCGGCAATCGACTGGTCGATACCAGCTAATTGTGGCTTTATACCTTGCCCGATTGTCGAGACTAGATCGTTTAGATTTCGTACTACTGGTGCGTCTGCCATTTTTGTTTTCTTTCCTTCTTACGTTTTATTTTAACCTATTCGTCTCCAAACATAAACAACGACGTAGGGGTTTGTGTTGCTCGTCCCTGAGCCAGAGGTGTACACGGAGTAACCCGTTTCACCTACTGTATCGAAGGGCGATTGCGTCTCGTCGAGGCTTATGAATGTACGACCTTTGCCGAAGCGTTCCCACACGCCGTAGCCGAGCAGCTGACGTGGGTCAGTGCCAACTGAGGCGTTGAAATAGAGGCTTCCGATTGGATAATTTGCGGTGTTAATACTGTCGATGATCTTGTTCAGCGTTGCCACGAGCACTTCACGAGGGCTGTCGATAGCGAGCTTAACAAGCGCTGCGCTTGCGCCAGCGGTAACGCCTAGAGCAGCCGCACCAGCGGCGTCAGCAGGGGGCATTAGCGTGACCTTCCGATCTTAATGAGGGCAATATAGCCAAGCAGCAACACTGGGGTGTCGATACCTTCGTACTCGAAACGGTATTGAACATGTTTGCCACGGCCGCTCATGGCGCTCGTGTTGTCGATCAGCTGCGAACCACCAAAAGTAGTGCCATCGCCCCAGTTAAATGTGCCCCACTTCGCACCGCCGCTATCAACGAGCCACGGCCGCATTTGAGGGCGATTTTGGAAGTCCATGTCTTTACCCACATTCAGGTAATAACTGCTGTCAGATGGGCGCACAAGAGGGCGGAAACGCTTGATACGCTTCTTCGACGAAGCACCACCGAATGTTTGCCCGTTGCGGCGCTTATAGCCATACGTTTTGTAGTTGGTCCAGTATTTGAAGCTGATGGCTTTCCCGAGATCAGAATATCCCTGTTCGCCAGTGAAGAGCCAGCCACCACGAGAGCTGAATTCGACCAGTTCGTTATTGTCAAAATTCCACTCCATCGCACCCATGACAGCACGACCCGTGTCACGGTACCACTGGTCTTCGGCGATGTCGTAGAGCAGCATGTATTGGACCGAACTATCGGGGTTACGGTTGTAGTAAATGCGAAGTTGGTTGTTGTAGATTTCAAAACGAACTTTATCGAGATCGAGGATTTTCTTGAGTTCGGGCCATACCTTGCGGCTGATGAGCGTATCGTTGGTGCCGTTCCAGGCATAGACGTTACGATCGTCCGCCAAGAAATAAATGGCAGCTTTGCCGACAGCGGTAGCTTCCTGGCTGATTGCACCCTTCGTACCCTCGTGAGGCGTTGGAATGAACGTCGAAATCTCGCTACCCGTGAGCGTGTACTTCGTTTCTTTGGTGAAGACGGTCGTGCCGTCACGGAATGGCTGCCAGGCAGTAATCCAATCTTCCGATTTTGGTCGGCCGATATAGAAGAAGTTGACGCTCGGGAATGGCGTCACGAAGTCGTAGAGAGCTGAGAATTCGATACGAGTGCGGTCATTCGCAGGGATAGTCAGTAAGCGGTTTTCGACGATGATAGCGTTGATCGGGTTGCCGAGGGTAGTCAGCACGGCAGGATTGGCCGCAGGCGTACCTGTACCGTTCCATTCTAGTAGGGCATTAGTGCCGCTGGCGTCCACAATAAAAGTGCGTTCGTCGATGTTGACGAAGCGAGTTTTGTCGCTGCCAACTGCAATCAGGTCAGTACCCAGCTCTGTCGGTACAGCTGGCGAGTTCGGCATAGTGTAGAGCTTAGTGCCCATCGAGAACATGGTCAGTGGTGTCGTGTCTTCAGGATAGCGCTTTGTGAACCCCTTGATGAAGCCACCAGTCGAAATATACGTTTTGAAGCGGCCTGTATAAGTGGTAGCGACCCAGGTTTTCTGGTCATCAACTGACGTGTGAAGATTGCCTGTGGCAGTTTGCGCCAAATAATAAGAGCCAACACCGAGGTCCTGCATTTTTAGCACGAGCCAATATTGCGAGCCATTTACCATGTCAGGAGCGTCCATCACAGTTGCGAAGGCGTCGGCATAGGAGCCTGTCAGCTGGTTCGGCTTAATACTAGATTGTGCGACACTCGTTCCTGGCAGTCCGATGACATCTGAGTACACCTCAACGAGCAAATAACCCCTTGTATTTTGGGTTTTCTTGAGTTGCAAGGCCAATTTTGTGAGCACGCCAGTAGCAGTAGCGGTGAATGGAACCGCTACAATTTTGCCAGGCGTGATTTCAATATCGCCCGTGACGGTATCAACATTCTGAGCATTGAGCGCTTCGCCAACTGGCGTAGATAGGGTAATCGAGCCACGACGGGTACGCATAGCGACTGAGGTTTCGTTATCGTTGTCGGCATAGCGGCGGTTGTTGATAGCAAAAGGCGTCTCACCTGGGGGCATTACCTGATCGGGAGACACCAAATTAAGACCCTTGAGGTCGTATGTTTCATCAGTCATTGGTGCGGCACTACCCGTGCCTGCGTTCGAGGTGTTGCTGAAGCTACTTCGCATGGACTATTCCCCCAGGCGTGGCACGCCGCCACTGTTACGGCTGCGACGACGGCCTGTGCCGATGATCGTAGGCTTAGTTTTGCCGCCGCCTCGGGCTTCATTACGAATGAATGTTGTGACCAACGGCTCAAGCAGCTTACGCTCTTGTGAGGCATAGTCGTAGTCCTCTTCGATCTCAAGAATACGAGCCTTCGAGCCACGAGCGACTAGCTCGCTGTAACGGCTTGGCAGTGGGCAATCGTCGTTGTCTTTGACCATTTGCTTCGGCTCACCAACGAAATCAAATTGGAAGCTCATGTCTGTCAACAGGGGTGAAGAAAGACGCATACCGTTACCGAACATCGTCCATTCGCTCGCTCGGGCGGCCTGGTTTGAAGCGAAGCTGGCGTGCGAGTTCATAAAATCTCGGTACTCACGGTAGAAATCGCTCATGTCGTAGGTGTCGGGGAGCGTGGCATAAATGCTTGTCCAGGCAATAGCAGTATCAGGGAATGAAATGAAGGTGTCGCCAGCCGAGCCAGTCAGCTCAGTGCTGTCCTCGAAAATACGCAGCTTGTTATTGTTAGCAAGCTCCAAAATAAACCAGTTGGCGGCCTGGGCAATGATGTCGCCATCGTACTGATCGTCTTGGAGTAGTTGCCTGACCATTGTTTTGATGTTTTTCAGTTGCATTTTTATGTTCCTCTTACTCTTATTCTAGCACTATGTCAGCAAGGCAGCGATTATTGGAAATGGGGGGCCGCTGACGTAGGTTGGTGTCGTTGAAAAAGTTGATGGCAAAGCCCCGTAGGTCTGGCTCATTGTAACCATAGCGAAGTTTGGTGTGGCTGCACTAATAGAGTTGCCCGTACCGAGCGTTGGAATTAAAGCGTCGGTCGTATACGACTTTATTCCAGGGGTGGCGCTATACAGAGCGACAAACCAGTATTGGCCTGGAGTGAGTGCTTGGCTCAAGCCTGTGATGGTTTTGGTGCCGACTGAAGCAGTAGTGTGCGTGCCAGCGTCAAGAAGCAGACTACCTGGTAGGCCATTAGTATCACTGTAAATGCCGAGACGGACATTAGAACTAGCAACTGAAGTTTCAACGTCAGAAGCCATGAGCGTCAGCGTACAGTTTTGGTTAATCATAATTGGCATAGCGTACATCGTGTTGGCGGCCACCGTTGAGTTGGTAGCAGCCTTGCCATTCGAGTAGCCAGCACAGTAGTAGCGGTTCTGGGTGGCCCCTAGAATTTGAGGCATTGCAGCGCCACCACCTGCCGATGGAGTTGCCCACTTGACGCCTAGCGTCTGAGCGCTATCTGCCGTTAGTACTTGGTTATTACTACCGATAGGCAGGCGAGTTGTAGTCGTCCCATGAGCAATTAAGTCACCCTTCGTAGTGGTCGGGTCAGCTAAACCACCTACTGTGAGATCACCTGAGCCAAGGACGCTTGAGCCATTGATAGTCTTTATATTCGTACCGCTAACTAGAACAGCTTGGTAGAGGGTGTCGAAATACGTTTTGAGTGTCGCTTTGATATTTGCCCAGGTGACTTTTTTCAAACCAAATGAGGCAGCACTGTCGGCGATGTTAGTTTCGTCTGCGTCAACAGGGGTAGTCTTGGCGGTCGCAGCATGAGTAGCAGGAGCAATTACGGAAATGTCAGCCGAGCCATTGAAGCTAATACCGTCAATCAGCCGAGCAGTTTGTAATACCGTTGCAGAACCAGCATTTCCCGATACGGTCGTCTGATCGCCTGTGTTGGAGCCAGACAGAGTGGTAATACTCAATTTCGTCTTGATGGTAGCGGTAGTCTCGTCGCCCGTGTTAGTCCCAGAGAGGTTTGCAGCAGAGAGGTTCCCGACTACTGACAGGGTGCCTTTAATTGTCATATTACCCGAGCCATCATCAAGTATATTTCCGAGGTCTGAAGGGCCATTGATAGCGTGAGTATGAGCTGTCGCAATATAGTTGGCGCTACCGCTGTCGAAGTTACCGATATAGATAGAGCCATTGTCTTTATTCAGCCAGCTGAATTGGACACCACCATAAGTAGAAAGCATGCGAGCAATAGTGCTGCCACCACCATAGGTGTTAATGAGATCGAATTCAGCGTCAACAGTGGCAATCTTCAGTGTTTGGCCGTCATACGTTAGCGTAGCGTCAGCGGTAAATCCACCAGCGCCATCACCAACTTGAATGTCGCTGACAGCGCCAGCTGATGAACTACCGCCACTAGCAGGCGTAGCCCAGGCTGGTTCGGTACCGTCGTATGTTGGCACCTGCCCAGTGGTGGGTGTGCCGCTGATTTGTAGGTGCTTTCCCATCGGGTTAGTTCACAATCTGCCAGTTAAATGTACCAGCGTCCGCCCCATCACTTGAAGTTACTGTAAAACTCGTGCCGCTGACGATAGCGCTGATGTATGGTACGCCAGTGCCCGAGCTTGTTCGGGTAATTAAGATACGAGCACCCGTGATTGCTCTCTTTGTGTTGATCGTTACTGTGCCAGCGCTAAATGTACCAGTACCAGCTTTGGCGCTGTGGCCGCTGTTGTCGCCAGAAATCAATGCCCCAGTGCCACTTGTAGCGATTGAGGTTAGAGAAGTATCAAAGCCACTCATGTTGCTCAGGTCTATCACACCGTTCGTGAATGTCGAGCCACCCTGAATGTTGTCGATGGTGACAGCACCAGACATGTTTAGCCCGTTGATCTTGAGGGCTGAAGCACCGATACCAGCGGTAGGGCCAGCATTGTAGTAAATGCCTCGGAAAGCAGCCTGGTTGTTGCCAGGTGAAGCTCCACCAGTACCGAAAACAATACCGTTAGATGGCGTAGAGTAGCCAGAAGCGTACTGACCACAGCTGATGAATATTTGCGACATGTCGAGCTGTTGGGTATAGCTGTCGGCAACGAAGTGATCGCCCTTGACAGTTGGGTAGTTTTCAAACTTACACTGCGCCCAGAAGAGGCCGTTGTTACCACCACCAGTAGCGCCTGAGCCACGATAAATCGAAACAGCTCCCTTGAGGTAGGTTTCGACACGAATGTTGTTGAACCAGAGCATATTCGCAGTACCATCTGCGCTACCGTAGATTTCGATAACGTATTTGGTGCTCGAACCACAGTTGTTGAAGGTCATGTTGTTGAAGTAGCTATCTTGAGAAGTGTTAATATCAAGAGCAACATCGGCAGAGCCAAGGATAGAGACATCTTGGGTAAACATTTGCTGTGAGCCTATCATTGACAAGCCACCACCAGTAGTGTTGTTGCAGTTGATCGAGATACGCTCAAGACCGCCAAATTGAGATGGGTTGCTCGGGCCAGTGAAGCCTTTGTACTGAACCGCTGGGCCGAATGAGCTGTTTTTGAAAATCTGACTAGCTTGGTGGCCGTCACCACGAAGGACGACGCCGTAGCCGCCACTTGAAACGGTGGCGCTTGAACAGTTCAGTGTGCTAGTGATTTTGTACTGACCAGCTGGGAAGTAAACAGTACCCGTACCTGCGTGTGCGAGGGCCAGGGCTGCGTTAATTGCGGATTGGATATAAGGGGTATCGTCTTGAGCGCCATCACCGTGAGCGCCATAATCTTTGACGTTCAAAAATACTGGGTTGGTTGTGCCACCGCCGCCCGAAGGAGTTTGCCATGAAGAAGCGCCTGCACCAGTGGCAGTAAGAACTTGCCCAGCAGTCGCAGGAGCCGAGCTACCAATACCGATTTTGGTTTCAACAGCGATTTGAGCATTTGCGAGATCGTTGTGATCGCTAGGTGGAATAGGGTCAGCCGTATTGCGACTGTTCGCTAGGCTGGTGCCTGTATTTGCTGCGGTTGGGAAGTTGTTTGCCATGATGTTTTTATTTTTCTCCTATTACTGATTATTATACATTTATCAAGCGTAAACCGCTACTCCATAAGCAGTTCCGTAGACATTACCTGGGGAAACAGAGGTAGTACGCAGTGAACCGTCGGTGTCAATGGTCAAAGTCCATGAAACGCCATTGCCGTCGATCAAGACATTTGGCCCTGGTGGACCCTGAACACCAGGTAAGCCATCAGAACCGTTCACGCCATCTATACCTGGGTCCCCCTTCAAGCCAGCTATTCCCTGCAAGCCTCTCGACCCCACCAAAGAAGTAAGGAAATCAGCTTGCGTGCCCGTATTGCCCTGGTCGAGCCAGTCCTGGTATGCGCCTACGCCTGGGTCGCCCTGTGGCCCAGGGACGGTACTATCGGCACCAGCGACGCCAGGCAAGCCTTGAATACCACGAGGGCCTCGATGAGTGGCCGTGACACGGAAAACACTCGGGGATTTTGCAATAACCCGAGCGATCGTACCTTTGGTGGACTTGACCTGGAAAATAGCCATTTTAAGCTGTTCCTCGCTTGATGTCGGCGTATACAATCACGTCGATAAATTGATCGTCGGAAGGGAAGCTCTCAGGCTCACCGACACTTGATACGAATTCAAACTCTCCCAGGAAATGCTTATTTTTATCGCCGCCATCGAATGATACATTGACATCGGTTGGCTCAAATGTGAGGCGGTAGGTAACGAAGCCGACAGTGTATTCAGCATTGTCATCATCGAGTGCGCCGACAATATCAGCGTCGCCAAAAGACTTGTTGATAACAGCTGCACTGTCGCTGGCGTCATTGTCTGGGTCTGGCTTCGCAGCGAACCAAAGCGTGCCACCTGGCGTCCATGCTTCGAGTGGTAGCTGGAAATAGTGGGTTTGGAGGTCGCCCTTTTTGAAGTCCATCTGAGGTGTGTTTGTTGCCATGTTTATTTTAATTTCCTTCTAGCATTAGTATATCAAATAAGCAAAAGAAAAACGCCCCCATTTCTGAAGGCGTTTCTCTCACTCATAAGGCTCTCAACCTTATGGGGTCAGACTAGACTACTGACCAGCCAGCACCGATAGTGCGACCGACGTACCAAATGGCTGCGCCACCGATAAGTTCGATCTCATCACCAGCATTGGTAGTTGCTTTGGCAGCGCTCAGGGCACCAGAAGCGGTACCAAGACCACATACGGTTCCTACGACTGTCAAACCAACGGTTTTGTTGGCACCTGAGCCAACTGGACCACCAGCTGCGACACCACCGATATGAATTACAACCACTTTACCAGCTGCGGCAGCAGGTAGGGTGATTGTCTTTCCGTCGGCAATGACGTTTTGTACCTGGCCGCTTTCGGCGTCGGTAATGGTCTTGGTGACTGTGACGTTAATGGAACGACGACCGTCTTGTAAATTAGCCATGACTATTTACTCTCTTTCTTTGCGTTAGAGTTTGCTGGGGTAACGGTGTTGCCGTCGCCTTGTGCGCCCTCGGTTTTTAATGTTTCGGTCTTTTGCGTTTCGGCAGGTTTGCCAGCTACGCTGTCGTCCTGGCGAGCTTCAGTGCGAGCAACAGCTTCAGCTTTGGTGTCAGCTGCGGTCTGAGCAACAACTTGAGCGTTATTTCCGTCCTGCTTGCTGGCGTCATCGCTATCAATCTGTGCAAGTCGAGCCTTCAGGCTGGCGATTTCATCGTCCTTAGCCTTGGTCTGGTCCTCGAAAGCGCTCATGCGAGCTTGTAGGCCCTTGAGGTCTTCAGCGCCGTTGCCACTCAAACCTGCGTTTGGAGTGATCTCAAGCTCTTTGACTTCGCCTTTTTCGGCTGGGCGAACGTACTTGTAGCCGACACGCTCGAAAGCTGCTGCTTGGCTGTCACCAAAGAGAGGGTGAGACTTAACGATTTGCTCGTCAACCACATTGCCTTCTTCGTCCTTCAAGCGGTATAGACCACCTGGGCGGAATGGGCGCTCTTGGCTCCCCATTCCATTCTGTTCGGCTGTACTACCAGCTTTGCTGGCGTTCAGTTCATCGGTTGTTTTCGACATATTATTGTGACCTTTCGTTGCTTCTTAATTTATTAGGCGATCTTGCGTAGGCGGATTGCAACACCCTTGTTCTTAGGAATGAAAGCGTCGTAGTAACGGCGACCTTCTGCAACTTTACCGTCGATACCCTGAACGACATCGAGGACACGAACCATGTTGAACTTAGTAGGAGCGACGAGCACCTGCTTGTGGACAATCATAAATCCGAAGTTAGCGATGTAGTAAGAGCTTGGGCAAACAACAATGGTCATTCCGAGGACCTTAGCGATCACACCAGTTTTGTTATCAGCGTAAGCGTTGTCGCTTGCGAGCTTAAATTCTGGGTCACGCCATAGGTAGGTTTCAGCCGTGGCAGAGACGTAAACAACTAGGTCGTCCACGTTTACCTGTGCGTCGATAAGGAGCGCACGTTCAGCCAAGATACCTTGGAACAAGTTAGTGTTGGTGAGGGCAGCAGTCGTAACCTGGCCGTTGGCAGCAGCGTAAGCAGCAAGGACGCTCAAACGGTAGATGTCAGTGGTAGGAATGGACACTTCACGGACCTGGCGCTTAACAGCTTTGTCAGCTTCCTGGACCATCATGCTGTCTTCGAGGTTTCCACGGTCGATCGTGAAGGTGAAGGCTTTGTCCTGTGACAGAACGAAGCTCTGAACACCAGTACCAAGCTCGACTAGAGGGCCGAAACGATCTTTACCGTTTCGGGTGTAGTCGGTTTCAGCAACGACATCGACGTTGTGGATTGTAACGGTGTTGACCCCTTGGAAGGTCATCGTGATACCGTTGTTTATAATCATGCTGGTCTTGCTTTCAGTAAAGAAACGCTCGTCCAACAGACCAAGGTCTTCAGCAGAATAGTTTTGCATTTGTTTATTTTCCTTTCGGGAAAAGCTAATTGATGAATTTAATCATCAGACTTCAGGTACTCTGATCGACTATAACCCTTTGGACTTGCAGTCTGAGTAGTTGTAGCGCTTCGAGTTCCACCATTGGCCTGACTTTCTTTCGCAATACGCTCACGCTCTTTACGAGCAGCCTCTTGTTCAATAACAGTCGTGTCCTTCACCGTAGCCAAGCGTGCGTTCGCAAGCGCATGCCAGTCTTCGAGTTGGTCGGGGTGTGTCCAGTATTTGAAAGCCTGCTGTTTCGCCTCTGGCGTCGCAGCTCGATCGACTTTCTCCTTCAGGATTTCGCCCATCACGTCCGCAGTCTTTTGGTCAACTGACTTTTCGGAAAAATACTCACTTCGGACACGCAGCGAGCGCTCTTCGGCAAGTGTTTCTTCGAGAGCGTCTTGCCGTATTTCTACGGGGTCACGCTCATCGTCCTCTCCCTTATTGTCAGCAGGTTTGATGGCTGTAATAGCCTTATCAACGCTTTGCGTAGCGTCTTTTGCCTGCTTACTACGTGAAAAATCACGCTGGCTGTTCCGTATCTCTTGATACAGTTCACGTTCACGATCAGTCGTTGGGACTGGTCGCTTGGTTTTTTCAGCCCATTCGTCGAGGTCAGTATCGAACTTTGGGGCAGGAGAACCTTTATCTCCTTCGTCAGTGGATTTATCGCCACCAGCCGAAGTAGTATCGGTGGTCTTTGATGTGTCCAGGTTATCGCTGCCAGTTGTGTCGGTAGCGGTCTGTGAACCCGTTGCGGTAGTGGTCTGGTCAGTACTGGTTGTGGCGGTTTTATCGCCATCAGTAGTGGTTGCAGACGCCGCAGTTGTGGTTTCGTCTTCCATCTTTTCTCCTTAGTTTGTGTGTGAAATTGCTAAGTAGCATAGCTACTATGCCTTAACAATAGCACTATGCAATTTTTTGTTCAATATAGGAAATGATCTGCTCGATACCCTTGGCCTGGTCAAGCTCGCCAAGGCGCTCTTCAGACGACAAGTGGTAGTCTTCGATGATCGGTGCGCCACTATCGTCAACGCCCATGTTACGAGCACCAATGCCATCTTTGGCGAGCTTGGTATGGTAGGCAGCAAACGAGCGAGCCTTCACAAGAATATCCACCAAAGCAGGACTTTCCTTGACGTTGGCGTACTCGACTTTCAGCTGGGCTGCGGCGTCGGCACGCTCTTTTTGCTTCTGCTCGTGCAGTTGCTTCTTGGCCTGCATACGGGTTCGGGGGTCGAGTTCCGAGGCAGGGATTGGTTTTTTCGTTTCGTCCATAAGGTTGCTCCTTTTAAGTTATGGTTACGTGGTCTTATTCTATCACGCTGGGGCGGCCGCACGCTTAGGTTTTGGCATACCAGCTGGCGGAGTTGCTGGCTGAGGGTTCAGCAGGCCGTCCATGCCAGGCACCATTGCGCCCTTGGCGTCAGTCGTTGGGTTAAGGTGGTCAGCACCCGTATTAGCCTGTTCCAACATCTTGTTGTGCATTTCACCGAGCAACTGAGGGTCTTGCTCCCAGCCGACGAACTTCTGCCATTGTAGCTTGGCCCACGGTTCGAGGTCTTTGTAGCTGACATTAACGAAGTCCTGAGTGGTGTCTTGTGGGGCTTTGGCCTTAGCAAGCAACGAGTTGAACTTCTCATCAGTGAGGTTCGGGTCTTTCTTCTGCATGACGTAGCGGTGCACTTCAACTGGGTCGAATACGTCGCTCTTGAGCAACATGTCGTTGATGGCGTCTTCTTTGGCACCGACTTCAAGCTCTTTCTGCTTGATCGTGCTGTCGAGTTCGACGTGGGCTTCCCATTCGCCGTTGAATTCCCACGGGTCGTAGTCCTTGAAGTGGACACCCATAGTGCCGACAATGCGGATTGCCGTGCGCTGCGTGACGAAAATCTGCACCAATTTGAAGATGATGATACCGAGCTGGGCATATCCCTCGTTTTCGAGGTTGTTGATCTTGGTGCTGAAGCGAGTATTAGCCTGGTTGAGCTGGCTTTGGACTTCAGTTGCAGTTGTACGGCTGTTTGCCTGTGCAACGCCCTGAATGGCCTCATCTGCGGCCGTAGCACGGCGCATACGGGCTTGAATACGCTCTTTCTTGGCGTCGAGGTCGCCCGACAACTGCGGACGCTCAAGCGCACCCATCGCATTGCGTGGGATTGGATAAACAGCACCAGGAATAGTTTCAATTTCGGGTGCGAGGTCGGCAAATTGTGGGTCAACCCAGTACATTGGCGTGTTTTGGTAGGCGTTGTTGTCAACGTCCATCGCTTCGTAGTCGTTCAGGAGTTCGGCGTCACCAAAGATAACAGCCATTTCACCCTCGGCGAAGAATTGGCTCGTGTCAACGTAATCACGGAGCACTGCGAATGGCAGGAACGGCTTGATTTCGTCGAGTTTGCGCTGCGTGGTGATGACTTGACCATCGACTTCGACTTCAATATCTTCGCTCTGCTCTTCACGCTGGCACCAGGTTGGCTCGTCGTAAATGAAACCAATGCGGTTGCCGATTTCGTAAATGCGGCCCGTCAGCAGGTCGTATAGCTTGATAACGTGGATTTGCTGGTCGGTGGCCTGGTCGCCAAGAGTAGAGCCAGCGAATAAATCCTTGAAGGCTTTGTCCATAGCGGAGTTGTCGCCCTGAGACGAACCGTTTTTGTTCTCTTTGTCGTAGCCGACTTGATCGAGGTTCTTATAGCGAGGCACCCAGGCACCCTGCTTAACAGGTTCGCCGTCGAGCGTATCGCCGTCTTCGTCCTTGTTGTCAGGCGTGGCGTTCGGGTCGAAAATCATCTGGCGTTCGAGCACACGCTTGTCGGCGAGGTACTGGTAGCCAGCGTAGCGAGCTGGGTTAATCGTTTGGACCATACCAGTGGCGGTCGGGTCAACGAAGAAATCACGGAGTGGAATGTTTTCAATAAGTGGGCGGCCGTCAACCCAGGTGACGTGCAGAATCCCCGTACCGTAGAGCAACATGTCACGAACCCACTCCTGGTTCTTGAGGCCCATCTGGTTATAAATCATGTAAAAGTCGAGCATACCATTCAGCACTTCGACGTCATCGGTTTGCTCTTCGTTAGTTTTTACGAAGTGAAATTTAGGAGCGCCGCCAGCAATGTTGGCAACGAGGGTTTCGATAATCGTGTGGCTTTCACGAATAACAGGGTCGGCGATACCGTCATAGTTTCGGACGACACGCTGACCCTTGTAAACTTTGAAGTAGTTGTCCCATCGGAGACGCAAGCCACTGTCCACATATTTTTTGGCGTCATCGAAAAGCTGAAGCGCTTCGTCGATCGTCAGCGCACCCTTAGCTTCTTGTTCGGCGGTGTGCTTTTCGTGCTGCTCGTCGGCGCTCGACCGCTTCTCTATTGGTTGCCCGTGGGCTGAACTCGTTGGTGTGGGGATTGTAGGTGCGGCTGTCGGAGTTGGTGGTGCCATTTGTGTTTGTGGTTGCATTTGTATTTCTCTTTACAGGCTTATGTATATTTTCTTTCGCATATTCCGTATCATACGGTGCCCAGTCTGCCATCTGCAAGGCAATCGCCTTTGCCATTACGCAGTCATCGTGCTGCCCCTCTTGGGCTTGCATTGAGCCGTCATCTTTACGGACGTAGCTTAAACACTCACGTATAAAAACTATGTCTAGGTCGATTATATCATTTTCCCTAATGCTTCGCACGAGTTCGTTTATCATAACTGGTTTGGTTTTTTTGTCGGTGCGCCAGCCGAATTTTGTGGTGCGGACTTGGAACTGATCGTCTTCAGCGCTCTCACGCATATACAGGTTACGGTAAAAGTTATTCTTGAGGTTTGTGGCGGTCGTCAGGCCGTGGTTGTTGATCTCGATACCGACCAGTGCTCGGTTGTAAAACATTCCGATGTTAAAACACAGTTCACCAAGAAGGTCGGGGTCAATATAGCCACGCCAACGGGCCACGGTGCGGCGTGTCGTCACGTCGATTACGTCCACTACGGAGTAGTCAGGCTCACGGCCACGGCTGCTTTCGATCTCGATACCCTCGGAAACGTCCACGCCCATAACGTATTTGTGGTTCTTTTCAGGCAACCACCAAAGACGAAGGGGCGTAGGGTCAACCTCACCCGTTCGGCGGCTCTCACGGAAAATGAACTTCTCGGCGCTGCTGGTATCGCTGTTTTTGAGGATTTCACCGCACTTGTAGGGTAGTGTTTTGGCAGCGTCGATGGCAATTTTCTCCATCGCTTGCAGCATTTTGGTGTCGAATACTGGCCGACCACTCGCCAGAAACGCCTCTTCAGGGGTGCTCGGGTACTCCTGATAAAACTTCTTCGGGTCGGTACGGAATTCCAGCTTTTTACGGCGACGCCAGGCGATCTTGCGCCACCAACTGTCGGGGTCGTAGCCCTCTTCCTCGAACAATGCGACCAAATCCTGCTCTTCGTCGTCCAAAAAGCCCAGGTCTTCGGCTGTGGCTGGCAGCTCGTACTCGTAGTGCTGGTGCCAAGCGAAAAACAGCGGCGTAAACTGGCTTTCACCCCGTTTTGCCAGCTGCCATTCGTCGTAAAAGTAGCCACCGATACCGTTTGCCGTGCTCTCAAGGAATACGAAGCTCTCGGGAGCCATTGGTACTGCCTGAAGCGCAGAGGAAACGATGTCGGCACTGTCGTCCCAGAAGGCGACCTCGGAACCGTGGAAAAAGTTGATGTTATCGGAGCGGCCACGACCATCAGCGGCGACCATTGTCTTGATTTCGGACTGCAAACCCTGGGGAGTTTCACCCCGTTCGGCGGCCTGCTTCTTTTCGTCGTCGGAAACGTCGAAGGTCAGCTCTTGCTTGGTGTTATATTTGCGGTCAGGTTGGAAATGGGGGTGGCTATACTCGTAGTAGCGACGGAACATTTTGTACAGCGTCGATACGGCGTTCTTTTCGTGGGCGATGATGACGCTGGTGACGTAGCGGTGCGTGCTCGTCCACCAATAACAAAGGGCCTCAATAACGGTGGAGAACCCCATCTGCCGAGCCTTCAGGATAATGTAGCGGATTGGCACGCCAGCACGCAGGTCGGCAATAATCAGATCGACGAACATCTTCTGCGCCCAGTTCAGCTTGAAAGGCACGAGCTGTTTGGTGATCTTGTGCTTGATGACCAGGTTGCGCTCGCAGAAAATGTTGAAATCAAGCGCAATAACCTTGATCGCTGCGATGGCCTGCTGCTCGGGGTTCAGCTCATCGTAGTCAGTAATTCGGCTTATAATAACACGTCGGGTATCGACTGAGAGTTCGGGGTGTTGGGCCATTTTTTACCTTGTCTTTTTGCTGTTAATGGGTCTACGGGGTGATCGTGGTTGAAGCGCTCGACGGCCTCGGCAGTTGGTGGTTTGTGCTGCGGCAAGTTCTTCGCTCTCTGAATTATATCAAAGGCCATAATGCCTGACGCCTGCCGAAGCGCCAGTTGCACGAAAGCGCTCAAGTTTTCAATCTGACTGGCGGTTTTATCGCTCTCGGGCGGCAGCCAAATGTTCACTCGACGGCCTGATTTTGCAGGCTTCGGACGTGCCATTAGAACTGCGTCTCAGGTTCGACCCGTGGGCTGGGGTAATACAGCTTAAACTTGGCAGTCCGCCACGGCGTGTTCACCTTGCTCTTGATAATCGTGGCCTCGACCTCCTGGCCGATGAATTTCTTCGCCTTGGTGTCCGACGCTGTGCGTCCGAAGCGCCAAGATTTAATGGTTTTTAGGCTTATCATCAGGCTGGCGTTGTAGTCCTTGCCGCTGCCACCTGGGGTATACGTCTCGGGCGTGTAGGTGCCAATTTTGTCACGGGTTTGATTGATAATTACAAGCGCAGTGCCCGTGTCACGCAGGTCGCCCATCACGAGTTCGAGGAATTTGTTGAAGATCTTGGCCTTCTGACCGATGTTAGAGGCAGTAATATCGCTCTCGGCAACGGTCTTAGTGGTGCACATAGCCAGGCTATCGAGCACGATCATATCGTACTTACCGTCAGTAATTGCCTTGCGGAGCACCACGGTAATGTCTTCGAGGTAGGCCGATTTGTTGTACAGGTCGAACTTGGTGTCGTCGAGCTTCAAGTCCGCCAAAAGAGAAGGGTTTAGGGACGCCTCGGTGTCCACGTAGAGCACCTTTTTCTTGGAGGCAACCAGCCCACGGACCATGTTCAAGCACAGCGTCGTCTTGCCAGCCGAATAGCGGCCCTCGATTTGTGTCAGCCGTCCACGGGGTATCTGCGTCAGTTCGTCGAAGCCCTTAATGCCAGTGGTAATCCAGCTCACCTCGTCCAGCCCCATTTTCTTGAACGCCTTCAGAGCCTTCTCACGGTCGTAGTCTGGGTCGCCTGGGCGGTCGAACGGGTTGTCGATGTACAACTCGTCATTCGGGTCTTCATAACGCCGCCAGGCGATCGTAGGGTCGGTTGTTACGCTACCAACAGAGGTTGTTACGCTAACTTCGCCAGTGGTTTCGTCAATATCATTGGCCCGAGCATACGCCACACGACAGGCAGCCGAGCAGAACTTGGCCGTGTCACGCTGCGCCTCGAACTTTACGGCGTCGTTGAGGCAGACTTTAATCATCGGGCAGCACCCAGGTCAGTAACGCTCTCAAACTCTTCCTGAAGGGCTGTGAGGGCGATCGCACGGGGGAGCTGTCCGCTATCAACCAACTGCATTTGCCGTTCAAAACGGGCGATACGGTAGGCTTTCAGCTCTTCCTCGATGGCACGGGGTGATTTCCAGTTTTTATTTTCGGTTTCCATAGTGCTTATTGTAGCAGTTAGCGTAACAAAAAAATAGCCTGGAAAAAATTTTACCGTAACGAAATTTTAGGCGGACAGTGGGTTTATAACAGGGGAAGTTGCGGTAGGGGAAGGAAGCGTGCGTGTACGGTAAGTAATATAAATATATATACTATATATAGCTGGCGACGCACCGCTTCCGTTGGGGCCTGTCCCCCCCTGTCTGGGAACGGCTACCTGCATACTACACCACATAACTATCACATGTGCAACACACCACATGTAGCGTAGGTACATATACATATATGATAGGGGTACTACTAACAGGGGTGACGTGTGTCGCCAAATGAATAATGTGCGACACTATACCGCCACATTGTCCGCCTTGTGTCAATGATTAACAGGGGTGGGCTAGTCTAATACGCTTTGTATATTAAGCCGTCCCGTGACGCTTATGCTACGTGATACCGCTTTACCCCGTATATGGTCTATTGCGTAAGTAGCAGATTTTAGGGCTATGCGTTCATCTCTAGATTGCACCAGCTCACTGACACGCTGTACAGCCTCCACGCCTATCTGTTGTAGCTGATCTTCGATATATTCACTAGTACTCACGCCCTCCCGTTTTCTGACTATCCTATAAGCCCGTTTCTGTATAGCGCCGTCTGATCGTTCCCACAAGCCTGATTGATCGTCGTCGTATAATTCCAACTCTCTTACAGCAGCACTAGCGTTACCGCTCAAAATCTCTTGCGTTGCGTGTTCCGCTATGACACGGGGCGTTATTTTCTTATAAGGGCGTTTTGCTTTCATATCGCTAATTATAGCGCAAGTGGTTACAGATGACATATAGTAGCGCTTGGCGTTGTGTATATCTGTAAATGTGTTTTGATTGTGTAAATGTACAGAGTTTACGGGCTATTGCGTCCCGTTTTGTTACTCTCATTATACCATTGTCACCCCTGTTAATGCAATGATTTTCGTATGATTTTAGCAAAATGTATTGACAATGTGTCTATGGCGTGCGATACTGATGACATCAGCCAAGCAACACACCGCCGAACTGATAGCACTTACAACTCACGGTACACGGGTAAACGCCCCGTATGATAATCAAAATAGCGCTACCGTGACACGTAAGTGGTAAACAAAACCAAAACCACCAAAATAACAGAGGTAAACATAATGAAAGAAGGTAAAATCGAAACTATAGGTATATGGGTAGCAAGCGGAATACTACTCGCTTGCTGGATAATCGGACAATTACAATAATTTCAAGCTACTGACTAGCGACAGGCCACGGCCTCGATCGTATAGCGGTTAAGCATAAGGAGATAATACAATGGCAATAGTTGAGACAATTACAGATGACTACCACTTTTGGACATGGTTAAAACAGTCTGGCAGTTACGGTAACAACTTCAGTTTAGACGGTGCGAAAGCATTGCAAGCGTACCTCGAAGAGTACAGCGAAGAAACAGAGACGGGGACAATCGAATTCGACCCTATTGCGTGGTGCGTTGAGTTCAGCGAATTTGACAGCGCCCTCGAAGCCTACAATCAATACCACGGCGAAGATACTGACGGCGAAGGCACTGCAATAGACGACGACAACACGGCCGAAAATGCCGAAGCTCAAGCGCTTGAATGGTTGCAGGACAACACCACGGTTATTGAACTAGACAACGGTGGCATAATCATGGCGGACTTTTAGCAATGAAAATCACTATCAACTCACGGGATTTACCCTACACAATCGACACTTACGGTATGTTCGACGGCGAAAGTTCGGAAGAGGGCGAAGCGCAATACTACCTCGAAGAGTATGGTATCGAAGGCCACAACGTTGACTTCGACTACGACCACAAGGGCATTGTCGGCGACCTTGCAACCGCAAGCGTTGACATACTCGAAAGCGAACTGATCGGTGACATCGTAAAATCTATTACGCTAGTGCCTGACAGTGGCAAGTCACCGCAATTCTACAAC